TTAAAAAACTTGTATGCCAGGAGTGAGTGCTCGGCTCGAAACGTACAGTGCAAACACGGTCGCAATTAGAGCGTCTATTTCACCATTGGACTTTTCTCGGCTAATCAGCCAAGTCTCGCCAGAGTATTTGGTTACACCGTTCTGGGTTTGAACTACAAGTAATGGATCGTTATTGTGCTTGACAGTGCCGGTGGCAAACATGGCGTAGACGGCCGAGCAAGCCTGGCTGACTTCTTTAGTCCAAAGTTGCCAGACCGGTATGCCAGCCAACTTGAGTCTCTTTGCCAGGCTGTTTAGGTTTCGGTCGTCCATGGCTATCGCTCGAGGTGAGTGTTGCGTGTATAGACGAGTGAGTTCATTGAAGAGTAATTGCTCGGTAGGCGCAACGAACGAGGCCACAATCTCGGTCTCTTGTATGTCGCCGTTTGAATTTGCAGCTGCAATAGTTGCGTATTCCCAATTGCGAGCAACATCGACGGCAAAGACAACACCTTGAGAGTTTGTAATTCCTTTGCCGGTCGCCGCCTTAAATAGTTCGCCAGGGAGCCATGAGGCCGAACTGCCAGAGATGAATTGGTTTAGCGTGTACCGGCGAACCTCATGTTCGGGCTGTGTCGCGACGTCTGAGATCACCCTGTCAATGGGAATGCGTCCACACGCGATTGCAGGGTTAGCCGTCATAATTGCAGCTGCGCTGTCGATAGGTGCGCCAACAGGTGCCTCCCAGATGAATGCTCCGAAACGTTCCAGAGACTTGTCGCCGCCAATGGCTTTAGCCGCTGACTTGTAGAGCTCTATGAGCGTCTCTGAAGACTGGTCGCCAGCGGTTGTAATCATTATGACCATGGCGTCTGCTAGGGCTGTAGTGCCCTTTGTAGCGGCCGTCCAGATACCTTTCTTGGCAAGGTGTCCCTCGTCCAGAATGACGCGAACGAACGGCTTGCCCTGAAGTGCGCCCTCTTTAGCCGGGCTGACTTTGTACTTGCCGGTGCCGTCCTGCTTGGCGATACCTCGGGTTTCGGTTGTGCGCTTGAAGCGTTTAGCCAGCCAGCCATGTGCGTCGATGACGTGTTTGACGCGATCGTAAATAATCGTTGCCTGGTCGTAGCTCGAGGCAATAGAAGTCACATCGCCTTTCTGAAAGAGCATGGACTCAAGCGCAAGGCCACCACCGACAACGGTCTTTCCGTTCTGGCGACCCATGGACACTAGAACCTGCCTGTACCTAAGTTCCCCGGGGTACTCTTCATGGTCAGCCGGGTAGCGTTCAAGAATGTGCCTGAGTAGCCACTTTTGCCATTCGTCTAATTGAATCGGGTCGTCGGTCTCAGGTGTGACCCAGCAGAGTTCCATGAGCTCGATAAGTCGGTCGCCGTCAGTCTCGAAGTCTTCTGTGAGTGGCTGAGTAGAGCGAGCCGGTAGCTGGAGCATTATCGCGTGAGCAACTCGGCTAATGGATCGTGTTCTGCGGTCTGACCTTTGACTTGGCGCGATATCTCGAGCACAGTCTTGCGTAACTCGGCCGCGGTCGATGTATTCGCCTCGGAATCAAACTGGGAGGCCAGTGAGAGGGCTAACCCTGCTAGCACCATTTGTTCCAGGTTCAAATTCAGGCTATCTAGCCACGTTCTAATCGTGTTCTGTACCATTTCAGCTCCTATGCCAAATAATCTACTCGGTTTATGAAAATCCGCGAGCTTGCGCGGGGTGAAATCGCACCCGCGAAATAAACGCGGGCGCAAGTTTTTTGTCTATTTAGTTATGAATGCTCGTACTAAGCGTTGTAAGGCTCTGTAACGGGCTCGTAATGCTGGCTTGGTGAATGCATACCATTGGTTGCGTAAGCGTCTGTAGCGCCATTCTGGAGGCTTTTTGTAACGTGTTGCTCTGTGTTTGCCTTTAGTCCTTGTCATTGTGTCCTCTGTGTGTAGTGTGGGGGGCTACCGGTCTACCCCTCCCCCCACTTCATCTGGGGGGCGGCTTATTTCCAGCGGTCTGAGCGCCATGGCACTCGCTTGTATGTGCGGTCTTGTTTGCGTCCGTTGCATACTCTGCACATGGATTGCAGGTTCTCGATGTTGTGATTGGGTTCACCGTTGCCTGGCGCGATGATGTGGTCGATTGTCCAGTCTGCGCCCTCAAGCTCTTTGCCGCATAGTGAGCAGATTGGATCGAGTATTGTTTTGGCTGCAGCTCGCGCTAATCGCCAGGCGTTTGAATCATGCCAGTCAGCCACGATTGGCCTTGTCGAGCAAGATGTCCGTTCTTATCTTGTCAATGCCTGTCATTATGTATTGCAGGTCTTTCGTTGGCTTGATGTGATTGGCGTCAAGTTCATCTTTGAGCCATTGGGCAATCATTAGCAGGGCTCGAGCTGACCCGATTCGTTCTGATGATTTCATAAGCGGTTCCATGTAGGCGGCTACGTGATCGTATGCAGGTGTTTCGGTCATTTGGTTTCCTCGATTAGTTGAATCAGTTTGAACAGTTCGGTTTGGTAGTTAAATGCGCTGGGCTTTTGCCAGTTGTCTTTGATTGCCATGATTAGCGCGATGATTCGTTTGCGTTCTTGGATTGTGCCGATTAGGTGGGCTGTGTCGATTGCTTTGGACATGCCTTGGACACCTGCTCTGTAGCCCTCGTCGAAGCTCATGCGACTCTGTGCAGTTCTGCTGTGCGTTCACGTAGTTCGAATAGGCCTTGTAGGTCTGGTTCTTGCTTCATGATTAGTCGGGCGTAGAGTGCTCGGTAGTTGTTGTTCAACTTGTAGCCGCCGTCTTTGTCTGTGTTGAGGTGTGAGTTCCAGCGGAGTACTTCGAAGAGTGTTGCGATTCCGAGTTTCGCTGATCCGTTGAGTTGCCAGGTGCGAGCTAGTCGAACGAGTCCGATGTAGACCTCTGGGTGTTCTGCGTGGAAGTCTTTGAACTCGCGTTTGATTCGGTCTTCTTGGAAGATATCGAACATTAGAGCTCTCGCTTGTATTCGCGGATTGCGTAAACGATTGTGATGATGTAGGTAATTACCAGTGGAATGCCGAGCCATAGTGACCAGCCGTTGTCGCCGATCCATGCTGAGCCGGCCATGAGGAACATGAGTCCGATTCCGATTGCGATGTTCTTCAGCATTATTCGTTCACGCACCCGAATAGTTCGCATTCGCCTTTGACGTGACGGTAGTTTCCGTCCGGTTCGTGAGTATCGTTGCTAGTGAATCCGTTAGCGTCGTGCTCACAACCTTTTGAGCAGTGTGCGACTTGTGCACCGTCTTTGGTAAATACTTCGTCGGTGTAGTGATCTCCAAAGCCGCACCATATGCAGCATTTGGTTGTTGCGATTGTTGCTAGTCGAGCTTTTAGGTTTGCAGTTGCTGTGTTCATTTTGTTGCCTCTCTGTGTGTTTGAGGTGTCGGCTCCGGATCTGCGTTTGAGTCTGGGGGACTTGAGGGGGTAGACCCGGAGCTCGACTGGTTCAATTTTGGGACTAAGTGCTGACAATTGTCAAGTTACGGCGTGTCGCCCTTTATTCGTCTAGCCCTGGGTCTTGTCTGCCCGGGTGCCAGTTAGGCGCGAAGCCGATTGCTATGGTTTCGATTTTGGTTTCTGCTGAGGTGTTGGCTTGGTCGATTAGATCCTGACGTTCGGTGCATGGGTGTTTGCGTCGCCATTCGCGCCAGAGTTTGATTGCTTCGACGCTGTCAGATTCGAACTTGGAGCCACAGCTGCAGCGTTCTCGAATCATTCATCGAGCCAGACTTTGTAGGCTGCGGTTACTCTGCCTCGTTGTGGGTCTATGAAGTGCAAGCGTTGTGACGGTGTTGCGCTAGCTGCGAGCATGACTCCTGCGTAGCGGTTGTCTGATTCTGTTGAGCCTGTTTGGTAGACGGAGCCTAGTCCGTTTGGTAATGCCCATTCCATGTGGGTGTGGTAGTGCCCGATGTAGGCGTCTCTGAATTCCCATGGGTATGAGCCTGATTGCCATTTGGTTACGTGTCCGACGATTGTCGCTGGTGAGGCGAAGCCGTTGCGTCCTACTTCGTCGCCGTGTAGCAAGAGTGCTCGATAGTTTCCTATTTCGATTCTTTGCACATCTTCAGGTGAGTCATGCCAGGTTAGGCGTTTCTCGTCTGCGAGTAGTTGCCTGGCTAGTTCGTAGCACATTCTGTCGAAGTTGTCTGAGCGTGGAACTGCGTCGCGTTTAGATCCGATTCGTCCGTGGTTTCCCCATTCGGCTACTACGGTGACGTTTTCGTATGCCGCGAGCGCGACTCTGACAACGTCCATGATTAGGCGTGAGACGTTTACATATTGCTCAAAGATTGTCGAGTCGATTTCGAATGCTTGTGTTGGGAAGTTGAATAGGCCCTCTACCATGTCGCCACCGAATGCGATTGTGACGTCTTTGACTGGGTGGTCTTTGCGGTGCATTTCTGTAATTTTGACGGCCTTGTCTGTGAAGCGCATGACTCGTTCGCGCATGACTTCGGTGTTGTAAGTTGTAGTTCGTTTTGCGCCTTGCCAGTCGGTCATTACCCAGAGTGCGTGTTCGCCTTGGCTTTTGCGTTTGTCTTTAGCTGGTGTTGCTATTGCCGGTACTTTGCCGATTGCGAGCATCGCGTCGAATGCAGCTGCTTGGGTTACTTCGACCAGGTGCTCGGTTCGGTCTTTGGCTTTTAGTAGATCGCGCTGGGCATGTACAAGAGCTTTGCGTAACGCTTGGACGTCTGCCGGTTCCTCCATTGGAGGTTCTAGATTTTCCAGCATGAGCACTGCCTAGCTCTGTGAGTAGTTATCGGTTTATCTGAGATTACCAGCCCGGCTTTCCTAAGCT